TACGCAATCTCCGAATCAAAGTCAGCAATCTTAGTTTCATCTTGATGCGAGAGCATTCCAAAGTGAGGATCACCCATAACAAGTGTGTGGAGAACGTCATCTGTGTCGTACCCCATATGTTCAATCGGTTGTGACTTGCCCCTGTATTGTTCAAGTGCATCTTTTATTCCCTCCAGTAATACTTTTGCTTGTTCTTCTTCGTCTGCTCTGGTTTTGACCCATTGCAGAATCTTTCCCTTCTCTTGATGGTACAGGGTAGATGTTCCCTTTAATGTCATCGTTTCAGGGATTACATGGGTCAGGTCGTGTTCAGGTGAATAACCGCGCCTCTCAGCATGGCGCTTCACGCCCACCAACGCATTGCTGATAGTGCCCCTTGCGATATTCAAAGCCTCTGCCGCTTTCCTGTGGGAACCATGATCAATTATCGCTTGGACGATTTCCTGCTGTCGTCGTGTATTGCAGAACTCGATTAACTTTGGATCGATAGGCATTGTGTTCGCTCTCTCAATAGCTCCAGATTGTTGGGCGAATCATTCCATCTTCAGGTTCACAGATATCTAAATGCAGAAAACGCCCCGATCCTTTCTGCGCTACACCGATACCCGTAAAGCCTATCTCTAAAGCCAGTTTCAGCACCTCGTATGCTTCACCGCGATCCACGCCAATGTCAGCCGCCTTGCCGGTGGTATGAGCACCACCTTTTGACTTTCTCGCCTCGATTGGGTGTGTAATGTCTCTGTAAGCCGATGTCACGCGCAATGGTTTCGCATAAGCTACACGGAGTTCTGTAAGCATCTCCATAAACCTTGCGTCCATTTTTTCCAATCCAGTATGCGAGCATGACATTTCCTCACTCGTAAAATAAGGTGACTCCCAACTCATTTTTTCTTTCGCTCCATGAAACCTTCAACCGCGCCACCACCAAAGTAAAATCCTAAGATGATCAGCATTGCGTAATTGATCGAAAATTGCTCCATAACCTTAGTCACTGCATCTGGATCACCTTGCCCTGATATCGTCATGGCAAGCACTAGGACATAGCTACCTAGAAACGTCAGACCAAACATCAAGGCCAGATACCGTTGAGCCAGTTTAAACGGGGCATATGCCTGCAACAGGTCTGTCTTGGCTTTCGCTTTTGCTGCGATCTCTTCTTCGCTTGATGTGTGCATAGAATCAATCAAGTCCATGCCTTTAGCGATCACATCACCTGATCCAAGCATTTTGCTAATTACGCCGATCATGTCTCATCTCCAAAGTAGTCAGTCTGAATGCACACTGATTCATAGTTAATCTTCGGCTGTGGTGCAGTTCGCATTACATTTTCGCGGGCCTCAAAACATAGGTTGATTGTAGTAAATGGGCCATGATGAGAGACAAAATATTGATTAGGCTCTAGAACAATCAGGAATAGCATCCACATCCATTAATCCTCATCCAGAATTATGTCAAATGCAGCAGTGACGCGAGCATTGTTAGAACGGACAGTACACCGAACATCAATATCCGACTTTGCAGGAATCTTGACCGGTACACCAAACTCGTACTGATACTCGCCACCTGAGCCTGATACCTCAAAAGTATGACCAACACGGAATGAATCCTGACCGAAATACCGGACAAACATATCGCCAGTGGCATCTGCACCCGCCTGGCATGTACATACACCTTGAGTCAGGTATCCAGTTTTACCGGCAGGCACTGTGTAGACAGCAATCAGGGTTTGAGCCTTACCTGCTTTGATCGTAGCAACGGTCGTCCCGCCTTTCTGCACAACAATATCACCCACGTTGGTTGCCGATCCGTTAGTGACATATGCCCTGAATATGCGCTTGAATGACTGTGTGGTCGTAGTAGCTCCAGAACTCGATACAGTGACCGTCTCTGTAAGTTCAAGGTAGTCGTTATCCAAACCAACCAGAACAACGCTCTTAGCGTCATCTGATGCGTTTACGGCAGGGATCGAGAGCGTTCCGGCTGTGTCAAAGGCTGACCACGGGTAATCAGTGTCGTTTACATCCCAAATCGTCCCAGAGGTGTTCTGGCTCATAGCAGGGACAGCACCGAACTTGTGGATGTGCGTGATGTCGTCAAACTGACCTTTAGCAACACCAAGGCCGTAATTAGGTAATCGAACCATGTCCATAAATTGCGACATTTAGATTGCTCCTTTGTTTTTCATCAACCACAACAGCCAGACAACAATGCCTACTGCGCTGAGTGTACCGATAATGATTACTGATGCCAATGCTATCTCTTTGATCTGTTTGGCTTTCTTCTGCTTGGCTCTGACTTGTGCAATATGTTCGCGTTTTCGCTGTTCTTTGCGTTCGCGTTGGAATGCGTAGAAATCGTGTAAGTGACCACTGAAGGCTAGGATTTCGCGTAGCTCTGCCTCTGCTTGCTTGGCTTCCACCAGGGCAAGATAGGCTTGCATGTCGGATTGACCCTTCTCTGCGACTCGATTTTCTAGCTTGGTCTTGTTATCGAAGAATGACGCGATCTGCTGACCGCATGAAACGATGTCCTGACCATGTTTGGCAGTTTCTTTGATGACCGCAATCGCAGCATTGATTGCAGCCAGTTCCGCAATCACTTGTCTGCCTTGTTGTCTAATCGGTCAAAGATTTTATGCAGAATGTCTTTCACTTCTGCCATGTCATCTCTGTAATCGTCGCGGCGAACGTAGGTGTCAGGTAGGTTTCGTTCGAGGTCTTGCAGGTCTTTCTTGAGGTTGTTTACTGCGTCCCAGATGGTTCTAAGAATCCACCCAGACAACATGAGGATAGCCCCGAAAACTGCGTTAAGTAGTGATTGCATTTCCACGACATATCCTCAAGTCATTGGTTTCTGAAATTATAGCGATTCAGGCCAATCGTTGATAGGCGAATTGCCGGTTGGATTACCTTCATCATCAACCGGAGTATCGTATAACTTCATGAATCCAGTGTGAGACTTAACGGCCTTGATCTTGGCTTCAATGGTGTTAGACGCTGTTCTGACTGCCGCACGATATGTGAGTACATCAGCAGGGATGGCTTCGTCTGTCTCGCTCTTACGCACTACATACCAATCCGTAGCAGACAGTAGACCTGCCGCCTGAGCCTTCACAGTCTGAATCGCATTCCACTTCAGNNACCTTCTGCGTCTGTCCACCCACGCCCAATGCGGAGTGCTTTACCTAGATATGTGTACATGATGTCTCCTATCGTGCGTTGGAATACTTGAATGGGTTTGAACTGAAACTCATAAATATATACGTTCCATTTGATGCGTTAAAAGCGACCGCAGTGTTTCTTACTTTGAAGCCGTTGCTTGTCCAATCAAAAGGAAGTGATGAAGTAAAATCAACCTCCGCATCTGAATTTGACGCATCTAAAACAGCACCTTGTGGGTTTGTGGTTGTTCTTTTGCCATCCCAAATAAACCAATCAGATCCGCTATCAGTCCGCTTAATCATTACAAAGGCAGGTCTAAACCCTGTGTATACAAACGGCCCATCTGTCGATCCATTTCCGGTGTACGACCCGAACTTGCTGAAGCCTTCAACGCTGTGAAATGCATAGCAAACAAATGTATTTGTATTCCAGTTTGTTCCAGAACCACTTCCTAATGTAATTACGTCAGAGTCAGGAGCCGTGCTATTCCATTCGCTTGAGCTAACTGCCGCATTAGTTAAATCAAGATGGAGATGCTGTGTCCAGTTTCCAATATATGTACCACCAACGTGCCACTGGTTTGTTTGGTTTCTTACTTTATGGAATGCAATTTCTGGTGCTTGGTCTAACCCGTGTCCTATGGTAGCCCCTGCTGTACCGTTGCCTGTGTAGGTGATGATACTAAACCCACTCGTAGTATTCGCACTAACCTGAGATGTTATATCGCCATCTGTGTTGCTGACACCAGAGCCGTTGGCTTTCCAGTTCCAAGAGACAAATGTCGATCCTGAGTCGTTCATCTCACCGTTAGCATTTAAGCTAAAACCGTCAGAGTCAAATGAAGTCATCACAGATGCCACTTCTGCTTGAGTAGCATTAGACTTCAGGCGAACCGTTGCGCCACGAACAGCGTCAATAAGATTGTGAGACTGCGCTGAACTACGATCCTTTACCCAAGCGAAATCAGGTTGAAATCCAACGCCTGTAATACTCTGTGTCGATCCATTGCCCGTATACAACACCGTATTAAAGTAATCTTCAGGACTCGCATCATCGGCAGGGCTGATGGTTGGCTCAGGTAGGTTGGCTGTGCTGAGTGCGAGGTAG